CCAATTCATAGTAAATATAATATGATATTTTCCTGTCGATGGAAAAGTAAAAACACCAGATGATTCAGACAGTCCAGTTCCTATTTTTTCAAATGCAGAATTATCTACTCGTTCCCAATCTGATGTTATGTAGTGTCTACCAGAAGAAGTAAAAGTGCTTTCATTTGCACTAACTCTCCATTGGTCAGCTTCCGTATTACCACCAACACCAGAAGTTTTAGCCGCAGTAACTTGTGAGTCTGCTATGTGAGCAGTATCAATACTACCATCTGTAAAATGTTCTGAATTAATTGCATCATCAGCTATCAACGTACCATTAATAGCATCTGCTGTAATTCCACCTGTGGGTATTGTTGTTTTACTCATGTGTTACTCCTTATTTCAAGTTGTCTATAAAAGTTGTGTAAGCCGTTTTAATTTCATCTGTCCAATTAGAAGTAGCATCAGTTATTACTTTTTCGTCATCGTCAGATAAACTTAAAGCATTAAGTCTACTTGTTATAACATCCGTAGGACAAAAAGTTTCTCTTACTCTTTTAATTTCAGTAATTACTCCTTCATCATCCTTAGTTATAACATCACAAGCTATTGTAATAATTTTGTAAGGCTCATTTATTTTTATGTGGTTTAATTTATTTTCTATTGGCATATTTTCCTTTAATCAGTTGGATAAGTTATTGAACCATGTAAATAAGCATTGTTTACTGCTGTCGCATCATATTTTCTCATGGTTATTGTTGTTGAGTTATCTGCGATAGTAGTATGATGCAGATGTCCAGTATGACCATATTCTCTACCACTTCCTACAGCATTACCACTTGGAATATTTGATTGAAAAGGTGCGTTAGTAATTTGGTAATAAGCTGGAGAACTCGCACTAAGAACCGCACCAAAATGAACTGTGACTAAGTTACCAATTTTTGTATATTGTCCATAATTTCCAGAAGCAACACTTACTGATACATCACTAGCCCAAGTAGGAGTAAAAGTACCTTCTTCGTAATCATCTAAAACATTTGCTCCTGCATTTGTAACTTGTGTTGCAGGAAAACCTACACCTGCTCTAGTTTGTAATACACCACCATCTGACATATCAATAGTTAAAGCAGTTATATCAGATGAACCATCTGTTCCTTTGAATATAATATCTGTGTCTCCACCTTGTGCATCTATAGTTATGTTACCTGCACTTGTGGCTAAAGTAGAAGCGGCATCACCTGTAGCAATATCATCTAATGCAGTAGATACGCTAGCAAATGATAAAGTTCCAGAACCATCAGTTTTAATAAATTGACCACTAGACCCATCAGATAAATTAAGTTGTGTTACTCCGACAGAATTTGCAGGAGGGTTAATAGTTCCTACACTCTTTGCTTGATGAACAACATAAATATTATTCGTGCCCGTAGGAGGAGCCGCGCTAAATGTTAATGTTGTACCGCTTACAGTGTATGCACTATTTGGGTCTTGTCTTACGTTTCCAACAAATACTTCAATATCTAAAGTTGATGCTGGTGCTGCATCTAATGTAAATGCAGTTTCACTTGCATCACCACTAAATCTTTTACCTTGAAGTGATGTAAAAGTATTTGTAGTATCTATTGGTGTTCCGACGTATGCCATTTATTTATCCTTATGTACTTATTGAATCTACACTTGTTACCCAAGCATCTAAACCATTAGCTGTATCACATTTTGCTACTAGTCTATCGCCACTCATCATTACAACTTTGGAGCCCGCATCGATTAGTTCCAGAGCACCGCCCACAGGAATGGGGGCACCTTTTACTAAATAAATGTTTGAACCGTTGTGTTGTAAATAGACGTCTGCTGTAACTTGGGAAGTGAGGATGTTAGCCAATCGTATTCCTACAATTGCATCATCACTATCCGCAAATCTAAGTTGCACGTCGGTAGTTGATACGGGAAAGCCTTTGCCTTCAAAATCTTGAGCCATATATCCCTACCTTATGCTACATCATCTAATAACGCTGCTACGATACAGTTAGCTGTCGCATCACCTGTTCCGCCTATATCAGCACTAATAGCATGTAGATTCGCTACTGTAGTGTTTGGTAATCTACCGTACCAGGACTCGCCTGCTCCAATAAATACACCATCTACTAAGTCATGAGCTGCTGTTCCACCATCGAAACATACAATTATACCGTCTCCAGCACTTAGATTTTTAATAAATATAAAATTAATTTTATCGTTTGCGTGGACGGCTGTTGGTGCTGTGTCATCATCTACTGCTGTATAATCTGTAAAATAACCCGCTATCAAGTCAGTGCTTGTTGCTGTACAAGCTGTTAACTTGTAATACCATTTGTCGTTCGCATCGCTTGGTGCTAATGTCATTGAACCACTTATAGTTTTAGCTATTTCATCAGGCAATACTGTAGCTGTAATAGTTACACTTGCTGAATCTGCCATATTTTATTCCTCCTAAATTATAAGGCAATTGCCATTGCAGTGGCAAATCCCTTTGTTGCACTTGTTGCTGGGTCAATCCCATTAACAGTTGTTACATCTAAGTTAGCTAATGCATTAAATACTTCATCAGAACCATCAACAAATATTGCTGTGTCTCTTCCTGAAGGTAATGTATAAGTAACCGCGTTTGTACCTGATTGAAAAGTCAAACTAGAATCTGTATCATTTTGTACAAAGTAATGAGCTTCTATATCTGGTAAAGTAATTGTTTTAGTTGCGCCTGGTGTACCTGTAAATACTAAAATTTTATTACGACCATTTTCATCTACATAAGATGTTGGTTGAGTAGTAAAAGTTAAAGAAACATTTCCTGATACAGCTATAGTAGCGTAACCACTAATTGCATCTTCTATTCTATTTAAGTTGTCGTTAGTTTGTGCACCCCAGGTTCCGTCGTTTTCCCCTGTGGTCATTAATCTTAGACCTAAATTACTCCATGTTGATGCCATAGTTTATTCCTTATGCAATTCTAATAATTGCGTTTGATGCGTCTGCAGTTGGGAATGCAATAGTAAATGTGCCCCCTGTTACTGTGTAGTCTCCACCAAAATCAATTACCATTACTGCTGAGTTTGAATCGTTTGAATTATAAATTAATGCACCACGAGTTGTAAATGTTGCAGAAGTCCATGAAGTATCTGCAAAATCTGTAATCGCTGTTGTGCCTGAAACACTTGGGTCTACATTTGTTAATGTATTTCCACCTGAACTATAGTTTCCTGTTGCAGCTAGTTCGTCGGATGCTCCAGTCATGTCAGAGTAGTTTGTAGTAGCCGCTCCGTGTGTTCCTGTTATGCTTGCGTTAGCTTTAAATAAGGCTATTTTGAAAGCATCAGCTCCATTGTTGAAGTCATGATCGCCTTCCAATAGTTCTTTTTTAAAAGTGCTGCAAAGTGCTGATGTTAATGCCATATCTTATCCTTTTATTTCACCTTTTATGAACTCGTCAGTTCGTTTTCTTAGTTGTTCTTGGGCTAGAAATGTTTGTAAAGAACGGTCGTATAGACCTTGATATCTTTGCAATTTCTCGCCTGTGTCTTTCATAAATATACTAGCTTCTACAAGACTAGCATATAATATGACATCAGGAGCAAAATCTCCAACGTAAGTATTTGCGTTGGTAGAACTTAATCCTGCTGGTTTAATAGTATAACCTATTTCTAGCGTAGTGTCAACACTAGGAACAGGGCCAAATAAATAATTTACTCGCCTATTACTTGAAGAGTAAGCAGCGCCTGTACTGGTGTATCCAAAAAACTTAGGAGTACCTGTAGTTGCACTATTTTGTGTATATTCTCTTATAAATGTATCGTCTTTTTCTTCTAAAAACTCACCTGTTTGTAGTTTCATATATCTTGTAACATAAACATCTTGAGGGACAGCAGTTGTATTTGTATCTGCAGTTACTAAAATAGTGGTAGTTTTTCTATGATAATTAAGGTCTGATTCTCTTTGTATTCTGTCTTCAGCTAATTCTATACATAGGTCAATCGGCGCTTTACCAGAACCAGTAGCTGTTGTAAATTCAGCTGCATCATTTTCAGACCAATCTTGAATAGCTTGTTTTAGTTGTACGTAAGTTAATCCCATATTAATTGTTCCATGTTCCTAAGCCATAAGGATTATTACCCCATCCAGGCTGTCCTATTGATATTGTACCACGTCCAGCAGTCATTTGCAACCCACTTATCGCAACAACTAGTTGAGGGTCAACTGTACCTTGAGCTGATGTAGCCCCTATACCTACTGCGTTTTCTGTAGCACTAAAGCTTAATGAACCTTGTGCTGAAGTACCTGCTTGACCTGCTGCATTTTCAGTTAGATTAAATTGAGGCCCCCCTTGACCAGAAGTAGCAGCTATCCCTGTAGGATTAGTTATAGCTGTTGGAGCTACAGTTCCTTGTGATGATGTGCCAGCTATTCCTGATGGATTAGTTTGAGCTACATATGAAGGAGTACCTTGAGATGCTGTTGCGCTAAAACCTGGAGAATCTTCTGAAGTGTTGATTGATACTTCACCAATAAACGTACCCATTTTAGCAGCAAAGTTTTTAAATAAAGGCCCTGCTCTAAAAGTTGTAGTTTGATTTTTACTGTCGTTATCAGGTCTTGGTTTAAATAAAAGATCTGATCTAGTTTTCTTTAAATATTTCTGTGGTTCTAACTGAGGATGTTTAGATTCAAAATCAGCTTTATGAACACGACTTCCTGTCCATTCTGTTCTTGCATCTTTATATCTAATCTTACGACCATAACGATCTTCAATTAAATGTGCTTTTTTACCAGCAGAATATCTAGCCATTAGTAAATCTGTGGTTGAACGTGAAAACTAACTCTTTCTCTATCTTCTTCTCTGGCTTTTTCCCAATCTTGATCATACAATGGTTTTAACACTGCAAGTCTATCTGGTACTTTTTTAATAGCTAACTCTACAGCTAAACCACTTATTAATGCTGGTAAATATCTTCTAGGTATATCTGGATTTTGTGTGTATGTCGCAGATACATCTTGAGGATATTTAATACTCCAACTTAAAAATTGATAATATGTTTGGTCTGGTATAGGCCATAAATAAACTTTATGAGTTGCTGAAGTTGAAGATGTAAATTGAGAGTTTCTTTCTACTGCATATTGTACAGGTTTACCTGTATTTAATTTACTTGGTATAGCAAGATATTCATCCATACTAATTCTTTCTAAAATAATATCTGAAGTATCTGAAGTGTTAGAGTTATCTCTAATTGCTGCATCAAGTACATCTAAATGTGACGTAGAATTGAATGTAATATGACCTTGGTCTTTTGTCATATCAGTTGTTTCTAAATCTAATGTAAATAAATTTACACCATCATTAACCCATTTAGTTAATAATAAGTTTAATGAGCGTCTAGCAGTTTTTAAATCATAACCGCTTTTGGTTTCTATACCACAACGCTCATAAGCTTCCTGTATTATTTCACCAGTATCAAGATTAAAAGTATAAGTACCAGAGGTAGCCATACTAGTCTCCTATCCCATTATAACAGTTTTAATAACCCAAAGAAATTGAGCAAGCACCATAAACCCTACAGTCCATAATACTTTATTAATACCGTCTATTGATTTTTGTAGATGCCAAATGTGATTATTTTTTACTGTATCAACTTCTTGACGCAGTAATTTTATTTCACCTTTAAGTTCCACAATATCAAGTTTGTTCTTTATATCAATGTTTTGCTCTTCCATGTTAAGCTTGGAATGTAGTTATACTTTCGCATTTTCCTACAGTAAACTTAACAAAGCAACCATTTTTAAATCTTAATCCTTCATCAGGAATTGTCATGTCTCTGATAGCAGTAGCTGAAGCTACAGTGCCAACTTTTAATGAAGTGCTTGCTGAACCGATAGCCGAAGCATCTGAAGTATCAACAAACTCAACTGTACCTGCCGCTGCATCATTAACCATATTTGCTCCCTTTAATCTTGTTGGGCCTGCAAATACAACATCTGCTGCATCAGCCGCAGTTCCTGCTTCTACGTTTCCTGCTGGGTCTCCAACAGCTGTTATAGAAGTGATTGTTTTAAAATATTTACTTCCTGTAGCAGTGCCTGTATCTGCTCCAGTAATTGTTTCTGTCATTGCCGCACTAGTTACATCAGTGCCAACAACAGTAAATGATATACCTGAATCATCGCCAGCCGACACAATTACAGTTAATCTTCCAGAACTATTGGTTACGGAACCACCAGAAGCTAAAGCGCCTCCAATTGTTAATGCCGCGCCATCACCAACAGCTGCTGAAGCTGAATAACCATTAGGGTCTGCTGCAACAGTATCTGATATAAATGTAGACTTTACGTCTGAATATCCTGCCATAGTTTTGTCCTTTATAAAAAGTGAGGCTTTTACACCTCACTCTAGTTAATTAGTTACGCAGTATAACCGAAAAATTCAATAAGTAATTTTCCAGCTGTATAATCAGCGTCTGTTGCTGCACCAGTTACCATATAAATATATTTATCTGCTGCTGGTGGTGTTGGAATGCTGATTACGCTATTTAAAGCTAAATCACCACTGTCACACATTTGTGTCTGATTAGTTAAACTAGTTATTGCTGCATCTTCTGCACCAGTTGCTTCATCCGCATACCATAAGTTGATATCTGGGTCTCCGCCTGCTGGAGCTTCTAAACAAGTCAGTTTTCCACCAAGAACTGTTCCGTTCACGGCTGCTGTGATTTGTCCAATGTGAGAATTAGCAGTTGCTGCTTTTCCGATAATGTCACCAGAACCAGATGATGCTAAACCTGTTAAGTCAATTAAAATTTTAGTATGAAAAATACCGCCTGTTTTAATTACTGAAGCTGCATAAACTGTACCTGTACCAGTTGTGATACCTGTACCCGCAGTTGTAGCAATAGTGTTTCCAGTTAGAGTTGACCTTCCTGTTACACCTAATGTTCCAGCGACTGAAGTGTTACCACTTGAATCGATAGTTGTATTTTCTGTAATAACACCTGTAGTGCTATTCTTTGTTATTTGTGAAAAGCCAGTTTCCGATCTGACTGTTCCGTTAAAAGTAGTTGTTCCCATCGTCTTTTCCTTTTTTATTATGTCTGCCTAAGCAGTCTCTGGGTTTATTAAGGGGGCACTTTTTATGGCACCCCCTTTTTTAATTAGCTTGGATTTGCTCCAAAAATAGCACGCCAGTCAGAGAAACCAAAAGAGTATCTCTCTCTTGCTTTGTATCTAACGTTACCAGTTTCAAAGTCACCTTCCATAGAAGTTTTAACAGGAGCTCTGTTAAACATC